ATTATTTCTTTCATCCTTGAAATAGAGAATTACATCTGTTACAGAGTTACCAATTGGAACACCATCACTTAACATGAAAGTAACACCACTTCTCCTGATTGCACCACACATCATTCCATTATGAATGATAAGTTTCTGCTCATAGTCAGATTTAATAGTTGCAAGGAATGAAGTAATATCCCTATCAATTATCTTAGTAATTTCTGCTTTTAACCAATCTACTGTACTATCCATAGAAGGTTTAATTGCAACCCTATTTTCCAGCCAGTAAACATTTAAGAAGTCAAACATACTTCCATGTGATTTAGATATTTTATGTGCAAAAGCAAAGGCTTCTGACATCTGATCTAATCTATTAGATTTAGTTGCTTCTTCATATCCAGCATCAACTACAGCAATTCTGTAAGTACCTTGGTCAAATCTTGCATCCCAAGAAGGAGCAATAATTCCACCCAGTCCTACATTAGATAATAACACTTTGTATTTGATATAATCCATAGGTTTACTAAGGTCTAATATATCCAATACTGTTTCATCAGCTACAACTCCCTGATTCTTAATAAGTCTGTATTCAAATGTATGCCAGTAATTATAAGCACCTGTTGAGGGGTTACTTTTTCTGTACACACTTAAATCACCTACTTCAAAATCAAGTCCAGATACTCTCTTATTTTCAAAGAACTTTCTTTCTTCATCAGTTAAGGGATCAACTAAATCCCCTGATAAAGCATTAATTGGAACAGTAATTATCATCTTTGTATTCTCATACATGAAATTACCTGAGTGTTCCTTACCAAGCCATTTACCTTCTTTTGTAATGGGTTTAACCATTATTTTCTTTCTAGGTAATGTAAAGCCTGTTTTAATTTCTTCAACTTCCGCCACTGTTTCAACTTGTTGTTTTGCCATTGTTTCTTCTTCTTAAGTTATTAGTTTGTGACCAATTTAAAAAAGAAACTGGTGAGGTGGTCAGTCCCACCAGTTCTTTAATCTAAAGCAAGCAGCAGTCTATCCTAGTATGTTAGGTTTAAATGTTGCAGTACGAGTTGGGTCTTTAATCATAGCACCACCAATAAAGGCTCTGTGTTCTGTCCAACCATCAACTGAAGAAGCCATTACCCTGTTAGGTTTACCTACTGTAAATGGATCACGTAATCCTGGAATAAATCCACGAATATCACCATTATTCTTCAAGTAAACTTTCTGGATATTTGGGCCACCATCAGAAGTTCCCATATTCAGGATATCATATACATAAGACTCAGCAAGTCCTTGTTTACCAGGCATGTAAATCTTATTTCTTTCCAAATCATCCTTAAGTGAATCATGTACAATATTTACCTTGATTCCATTAGGCCCAGTATACTCAAGGAATTGTCCTCTGAATCCCATTGTGTTGCCACCTGCATTGTAAATACGGTAGTTATCACGTGCAGGAAGATACAAAGTAGAATGATACTCCAAAGCTTCTGAAAACTGATACATTCCCCATTCACCTGTAAGAACTGTAACTTCTCTTTGTCCCTGTACAATCTTACCAACTGTTAAGTCAAGTAACATTTCAGTAAACTTCTTGATGTTAAATTCTGTATAAGTGTTAAAGTTGGCAGCTTCCATTTGCTGTTTAATACCAGCACCCATTTGAATAGTATAACCAGATTTTCCTTTCTGCATGTAGTTATTAGCAGCAGTCCTATTAGCTGTTGCATACATCAACATCTTAGAAATTTCATCCTGATATTGCATTTCAAATTCATAAGTTCTATAGTCCATCCAAGTAGTCATAATTTTCTTGGTAGTAGGATCAACCCAACTAAATTTAACAGGTCTTTCAATCATGTTACCTGGAACAGTATCTTCCATACGAATCATAGTGAAAGCATTCTGCATTTTGAATGGGAAAGTATAATGCACTCCACCACCTTTTTTAGACAGAGTTCTTTCTACAGGAGAGAAGTCTTTACTAAATCTCTTACCAGCTTGCAGTTCCTCAAAAGGAATAAATAAGTCAGGGTTACCTGTCATAAGTCTACATTGGAACTGGGAGTTATTTCCAAGAGGTTTAGCATCACCCATTACTTGAATGGGATAAACTTCATTTCTTTCACCTACAATAAGATTTACATCTGTAAAGTAAGCTTCAGGGAAAGTCAGGTAAAATTCTGTATAATTTTTACCTACCTTGTCAGTAGCAGTAATAGCAGAACCACCATCTGTAAGGCTAGCCTTTACCAATGGAATATTCTTTTTACCATTACTTACCAAATCCCAAGTAAAATCATCATCAGAGTCTAAATATAGTGCAGGAAATCTTTCCAGATAAGCAGCAACTGTAGCTCCGAAATTAGCCTGATGTATCATTGTGGCAACTTTGGTAGCCTGTTGTGGCTCAATACCAAATCTATATCCTAAATTTGCTTGTGTTACCAGCCCTGTGATATCATCATTTTCATACATTTGAAATGGTGAAATTCTCATAATTATATTTGTTTTAAACGGTGTTTCTCTTTATATTTTAATTCTACTAAATGCAGCCCCAAACTCTTTAGCATATTCACTTTCAGTACCCTTATCCAAACCATCCCCACCAGAGATATAATTTGTATTGTTATTGGTTGAAAGTTTAGTCTCAAGTTCTTTAACTGCCTGTGTTTTTGCCTTTGCAACAATTTTATCAAACTTACCATCAAATAATCCAAGTTTAACAAAGTAAGCTTCCATTAAAGCATACTTAATTGGATCTTCAGCCCTCTTAGCCATTACAGCATTAAGTGCTTGTCCATTAGCATCCTGTTTAACTGGAGTTGTAATCATTGAAAAGATTGAGTCTTTTACTTCTTTATTAAGAATCATACCAGGAATAATTTCCTTAGTATCTGTAATAGTCTTTTTAAGATGCTCTATTTGAGCCTTTTGAGTTTTAATAGATTCTTCTTCCCTTTTCTTAGCCTGAATTACTAATTCCTTTTCATCATCCTCTTGAGCTTTCTTAAGATTCTTAAATGAATTTTTAGCTTGTTTATCAAGCTTTCCAGTATCTTCAAAACTTTCAATAGTTTCCCTGATAGTTTCATCATCCATTCCTTTTCTCTTAAGGTCTGTGAGAATAATTGACTTTTGCAAATCAACATCAGACTCAATAGCAGAATCATCTATGTCCTTATATTTAGCTTTAAGTTCCTGACTTTTAGCCCAATCATTAAGGTCTACACCTGCTTCTTTAGCTTCTAAGAAAGATTTATATTCTTCCTCAGATTCACTTTTATAAGATTCAATTTCATCTAATAAGGTTCTCTTATTAAGTTCTATTAAAGCTTCAGCAGGCCCAACCTCACCAACTAATTGTTTAAATTCAGCTTCATCATAAGAAGTAAGAACACCCCCTTCGTATAAGGCTTTGGCAAAAGACTCAAACAATGGCGAAGAAGAAGAGTTACCCTTAACTTCAGGGGAGTCCTTAGTCTCTTTATTTACTTTAGTTTCAATTTCTTTTTTATCTTCATTTTCCAACTCCTTCTCAATATCATCTACCTTAGTTGTGGTAGGTTCTACTGTGTCAGGAATTTCAATGAAGTTATCATCTTCCTGTATAGCTGTATCAGTAGGTTTATCCTTACTTTTATCAACTTCAGTTACAGGTGTAGTAGTTACTGAAGTCTCGCCAGCTCCAGGGACTTCTATAAAGTCCATACTACTTAAATTAACATTGCCAAATAAACTCTTGTCCATATTATTATTGTGTTTTATTGTTACAAATATATATTATTAATTTCAGTAAAATCAATGGTTTATACTACTTTATTTTTTCTGTATAGCTATAAACTAATTTTATTTATTATATTCTATACTATTATCCAAGTAAATCCTTAAATTCTTCTTCCATATAATGCTTCATATTAGGATTATCTTCTCCTATAAGATTAAAGGAATCAATTAATTTTCTTGCTTTTACAATTTCTTCTCTCTGTTCATTAATAAACCAAGTACAGAATTCAAAGGTAGGTCTGTCATTATCTCTAAGTGCTTTTGCAGATAAGATATTATATACCTTTTCAGTATCAACTTCTCTTTCAAATACTTTAGTAAGAATATCACTCATGCCAGTAAACTCTATTAAAGGTTTATCTAATGCAGGAATAATTATTTTACCATTCCTATCATCAATATATTCCTTTACTTTAGTTGCATGAGTGTGTTCTTCTTCACCCCAATTCTGTAATACTTCAGCAGCACTATTAAATCCTACTTTACTAAAGTAGCTAGACATTCCAAAGTAGATATGTCCATTAGTATATTCATGTAGCACTGCTTTATTAAGCATTGCTTCAATTTCATCTGATATTAATTTGGGTAATGTTATCATATCATTATAGTTTTATTTTTCTTTAAATAACCACCTTGTCCTTTTTTATTTATATATTGTTGAATATAATCATTTTTCTTGATTACATTCTCCCTCTTATCAATAACATCTTTTCCATATAAAGGATTATTTTTTAAACTTATGCCACCTTTAGGAACATTAACTCCATAAGCATTTTCTTTTAACCAATCTCCATTATACATCTGAAGTCTATTAGCTTCATTAGTAACTCCTAATCTATCAGCATCTTTCATTTTAGTAGTGAAAGCCCTAGTAAATCTATCTACAGGAAGTTGTTTATTATATTCTTCTGAGTGTACTGGTTGTCTCACCCAATCAGAATCATTTGTATTAGTACTATCAAGTATTCTTGCAAGCATTTGATCTCTAGGCATAGCATTACTATAATCATGTTCATATGCAGGAGCAACAATATCACCCATTTGATTAAAATCTATTAATTTAGAAGGTACTTTTATTTCTTTATCTGACATACCTACTTCACCTATACTAGCTTTTTTAGAAGTACCTAATCCAGACTCTTGCATACTTATTGCTAAAAGAGTATTAGGGTCAACTCCATATCTTTTAGATGAATCAATAATTTGATTGATGTTTTCTTTAGGGTATTTTTTACTAACTAAATCTACATTTGGGTTAATTGGTTTGTTAGTTGTAGCTCTTATTTTACGTGGATCATTTATATAAACAGTATTCCCATCATTGTCAATTGAGCCACCTTGAGAGTATTCTTCATAATCTTTAATAACCTCAAGGTAGTGTCCTTTACCACCTTGAGATTTATATTCCCTTATTAAAGCAAGTTTATCTGATATAGAAAGTCCCATTATTTTTTATTATTTAATCTTCTAATAATTGTTTGATAGTTATAGTTATTTGTTTTATAAAATAAACTATAAACTACCAAACAATTAAAAATTTATTCTTATTTTTTCTTCTTTAACTTACCACCCTTTTTCATTTGCTGGGGTTGTTGCATAGGCATTTGATAAGGTGATTGCTGTTGCATTTGTACTGGAGGTGCTACTCTTTTAGGAGCTACATGTACTTCTTTCTTTGCTACTTTTTTAGTTATCATAATTGTTATTTATTTGAGGTTACTTTATTTGGTTTATTTAATGCTTTTTCTTTGAGTTGTAAATCTTTATCCTTCTGTTGTTCCTTAATAAGAGATTGTCTTACAGATTCTTGTAATTCTTGTTGTCTTAACTGAGTATCAGTTTCAAACTTTTCTCTTTCTAATGGATTCTCAGTTTCAGGTGGTGGAGTTCCAGAGCTTTCAAGTTTCATTAACTCAACTTCAATTGTAGTATTAGCTTTAAGAGTTTCAATTTCCATTTGATGTGCCTGAATATCCTCTCTATTCTCAATATTCATTTGAGCAAGTTTAGCTTCATGATCTTGCTGTGCTTTAATATTATCTTGATCTCTTTGTAAGGATTCCTGTTCATAAGTTTCAATTTTACGTCTTGTATCAGCAATTGATTGACTCATATAAATATCCATAAAGGAGGAGAAGTTTAATTTATTATTCTGAATACCAGCTTGTGCAAGTTGTAACATTGAATTTCTAAGATTCTCTTGGAATGAACTATCAGTCATTACTAAACCATAATCAGCTTCAGATAACTGTCCACCATCTAACTTATATATTTCTTGAGCAAGGTCAGTATCCATAATATACTGTGCTACCTTACTATCATTCATATAAGCATACTTAGCAGTCTCAAGTAATACTTCTAAAGCTCTAAGTTTTGTAAAATCATGTATTAAGAAATATTCTTCAGTAGAGTGTGAGGATTGGGTAACTGACCTTTCAACTCCACCTACAGTTTCCCTATTATCAATAGAACCTTCTCTTTGTGGAGTAATACCAATAGATTTACCTAAAGCATCTTCAATATACTTAATAAGTTCCATAGTATGAATAATATAATTACCCATATCAGGATTAAATACCTTTTGTGATGTATTAAAATTACCAGCTAGCTTTCCTGTAGCAGCACCTTTATCAGCTTCTTTAAATGAATCAATAGGTAAATAACCCATTTCTTCACCATAATAAATCCACTTATCAAAATCCCATCCATCAGGAGCTTTAGCAAGGTCTAACTCAATCATTGGACCTTTATACTTTGCAATAGCTTTCTCAAGCCTGTACATCAAAGTATTATACATATACAGATAAGGTTTAGCCTTATCCATTAAACTTCTTGCCTTATTGGAATTGGTATTATAAATAGTTCCTACATAACCTGAACCACAAATAGATAGGTTATCCATTCTTCTGAATTGCACAGGTCTGGGTTGGCTCTTTAAATAAATATCATAACCAACTCTCCAACCTTCCCACCATTCATTAATCCACATCCATTTAACTTCCTGTCCAAGAGTCTTATCCACAGTATAGTTTTCATCAACTATCATGTGTTGCTCCTCATTCTCTTCATAGTATTTTAAATCACCAACCTTACGTCTTGATTTCCATACTACTCTGGTAACTCTAATATTACCTTCTTCATCATAAGCAGCATTACCATAATTATTATCAGCTATCTCAATACTACCATCAGGCATATTGGCATATCTCATAAAAGGATTATTAGCAGCAGGATAATCTACTAAAGGTTTACCAGAACTTCTTTGCTGATTGCCCCTTTCAATTTGTTCCACCTGATCAGGAGTTAATGTATCATAAAACATATCTATAACCCAACCAATTGAGTGATAAGTATCTTCTACTATAATGTCAGCATCTTCAATATAAGGAGAAGAAGTCATACCTACTGTATAGATAGTTAAAGGATTAACCCTTCTCATAATAGGTTTTCCACCTATAATATCTGCACAATAAATCTCTTCACCTGCTATTAAAGCATCTTTATATCCTTGATTAAAAGTAAGTTTAAGTTTTTGTTCCTGATATAAATGATTGAGTACTTGTGTACCAATTCTTTCTCTTAAATCCTGAGCTTCATATTTACCCCATCTTTGAATTGCAGCAGCCTTTTGTTTAGCTTCATTTTCATCAGTAACTCCCTGTACTGCAAGAGCCATTAATTCCTGAATCATGTGATCCTTAATGAATTTCTCTTTCTCAGAAACAGCATCATCATTAGTAACTCTAAGTCTCCAATCAAATTTCCTTTTAGATTCTTCTCCAATTAAGACAGCTATCTTATTGGTTACTATTGGATAACACTGCATCTTTGCAGGAAAGGTATTGGCATCTAATCCCCAAGGATTAATAGTTTTCTCAATATCTCTCTGATCTAATACACCATCATAAAGCCTATAATTAGCTCTCATGTTATATTTAGATTCCCTTAATCTTGTGTCAGAGTTATATAATGCAAGTGTTAAACCTGCATCAACACATTTCTTAGTCCACTCAGCATCTTTATCTTTAGTTAAGAGTTTTTGTGGAGGAAAGTTTTTTCTAATGATCGGATACACAGGCAGTTACGTTTAAAAAGTTTATTTTATATCTTAAAATATTATAATATCTCATAATTTAAACTTACAATAGTAATAACTTAAGTAGTTATTTCCTAATGAAAATTCATATTTTTAATTTCCATATAGCTTTTCTCTTCTTTGGAAGTGTTTATCCCAGAACTTATCCTTAGCTATATCATAGGTTTGAGAAGCTTTCTTAAGTTTATCCACATACTTTAATTTAGATTCTCTGTAAATCATAAGGATAATAATAGATGAAATTCTATCTGTATTAATTTCCTTACTATAGATAATGGATTCTCTTATTAATCCAACACTCTTTAATGTATGTGTATTAGTAACTCCATCAGGTTTACTTGCAGCTTGAGACATTAACCATTGTGCATAAAGGTCTATGCCCCATCTCTTTATAGGTTCAGTAGCATAAACTCCTTTACTCCTGTTACCTACAATAGAAATTTTCTGCATATCAATATCCCTAAGTATCTCTGGAGTATCTTCCAATAACCATAAACAATTCTTTTGTTCAAAGTAAGCAAATATCCCTTTCTTTTGATTCTCATAGAGCATCCTACTATTATAAAATAGTAATCCCCTTCTTAACTGCTCATAATAATCCTTGGCAAATTTAGTCCTACTTGTGTACTCAGCTACAATCTTATCTAAAAATGTATCATATATCCAAGCAGATTGTAAAGACCTTGAAGCATCTTTATTTTCATCATCATCAATAGGGTCAAGGGATGCAATGTATCTTCCATTAGGAATACCACCTTCATTATCAATGAGTGGCATTTGATATATTTCCCAACAACCTTCCATATTATCACCTTTCTTTAGAGGGAACTCTCTAATAGGTCTTATATCCTTATTATTCCATTTAGGTTTACCATCTTCCTCAATAGAGAATTCTCCTTTCCAAGAAGCAGCTAATGCTTTATCACTTGTAAGTAATGTAGCTAAAGTTTGTTTTAAGTCTGCAATAGGGAATTTATTATTGGCTTTGTTGATAAACATTTCTGAAGGAATGATGGGGTAATTCATCATTTCTAAATCTAAAGCACTTGAAGATTTAGCCTTCTTCTTTTCCTCCCTTCTTTTAAGATAATAGTCAGTAGCTTCTTGTACTTTAGTATTACCTTCTTCATCTTTAAATCTCCTATTAGCATAAGTTGCAGGAATAAAGTAACAAATCTTACCCATTCCTTCCCATATATCATCAAACTCAAGCATATTAAATCCTTCAGGATCACGAAACATAATCTCTGACTCAATAATCTTTTCAATATTACCACCAGTTCCAATATACCAAGAGCTACCTATCTTATACTCAATGTATTGTGCTGCATCATTAACACCATGCACATTTAATACATTAAACATAAGTCCTACTTCTTCT